AGTCGTGTCCTCACTTTTCAGGATGCTTTCATTATACCGCGTTTCTGCGAGGACGCAAGATTGTGGGACGGAAATAAAAAATTTAAAAAGAAATGAAAAAAGGACTTGCTTTTTGAAAGGGTCTGTGCTAATATACTTGAGCGCGATGGAAGCGCGGTACGCGCCGGTAGCTCAGTTGGATAGAGTGACTGGCTACGAACCAGTAGGTCGGGGGTTCGAGTCCCTTCCGGCGTACCAAATGAAGCCTTATCCGAACAAATCCTGTTTATCAACGGTATAATCGGGATGCTTGTTCGCCGATAAGGCGCAGCCCCTCTCCGATTTGGAGAGGGGCTGCTTTTTATTTCACAATGCACCTGTAATACGCGCAAAGCTTTTCCTCCGGCTCCGGCCCGTCCTTGTCCATCAAGAACGCCCGCGCCAGTTCCGCGTAGAACTCCGGCACGTTGGCTCCGAACTTCCGCGCTACATCGTAGTAGTCCGAGTACATCATGTTCATGGTCACACCCCACGCCCAGCGGGGGATGTCGTGCGGGATGCCGCTCGCATCCGCGACGGCGGAAGTCTGATCCATCGTCCAGTGCGGGCCGGTCGAGCCGTCGGCATTCTGCATATGCTCGGCCCAGTGTATGGCCGTTTCTCGGTCAAACGCTGCCGCATCCGGCTCGTCTGCGCGGCAGTCCAGCTTTTCCAGCCTGCGGATCGTCTTCGCGTACAGGCCGACTTCCTCCGCGCTGCCCAGCGTCACAGGTTTCTCCATGGCCTCGTGCAGCTTCGTGTAAAGTTTTTCGACATATTCTTTCATCGTGTCATGCCTCCTGGATATACCGGTAGAGTTTGTCCACGTCGTTCTGATCAAAGCGCAGATCGCCCAGCAGCGGGACGGATACGGTCAGCTTGTTTTCAAAGCGCGGCCTTGCCGCATTATAGAGCCGGTCAAGGTCGATGTTTCCGTCCTCGTCCATTACGCCCATCATCTTCACCGCTGGATTTTCACGCAGCTTGAGCAGCTGCGCCTTGCCTCCATCCATGATAAGCGCCAGCGCGATCCCGGCTCCAATGCCCTTGCCCATCGGCAGATGTGGGATGATCTCATTGTCGGCGAATTTTGCCGCACCTCGCATCGCCTGATCGATCGTTACCATAAGGATACCTCCATCTTATTTTTGGGGCGGCGCTTGCCGCCCCTTCGCATTAGGTGGTTGCCGTCGCAGGCTCAACCGTCACCTTCGCAGAACCCCAGCCGGGGCATACGGAGGCGTTCGGCACAACGAGCTTTGTCAGCCCGAGCAGCTGGTTAACCTGGTTCTGGATGCAGCCGATCGTCGCAGTGGTGGTGCCGTTGTACACGGCCTGCTGCATGTTGATGGCCACCTGCTCATCCTTGTTCGCGCGTACTTCCGCCGCAAGACCGATCAGGCGGTTTTCGAGCTTGCTGTAGGAGTCCGAGATCTTCCGGTTCGTCTCGTCCTGCCCGCGCCAGTATGCGATCTCCATATTCTTCTCCGAGATCGTTTTCTGCTGTTCGAGCGCGTAGCGCGTCACCGGCGTGTTTTCGCTGCACACCGCGCCAGCAGCCATCGCCGCCGGGGACATGCCCCAACCGCCGAGCAGATTGCCCAGCCCGCCGCCGAAGACGCCGAGTCCGGTTCCAATCGCGCCGAGCGTAACACCGAGGTTTCCCTTGCCATTGCTTGCGTACTCCATAGTTGTACCTCCGATAAAATAGTAAGCTGGCCAGCTCCTAGCCTCATTATGAGGCATCCGCGAAGAACAAAAAACCAACTCTTCGGCCACTTTTCGGGCACAAAATGTATAAAAAAAACAGCCACTCCATACGGAGCGGTTGCCTTGTATATAGAAAAACGGGGCCGGTGCAGGCACCAGCCCTTGGAAAGAATACCGAATATCCTTTTGTGCTACACAATACGCTCAGTAGTCAACTGTCAATTACTGCATAACTACCTTCTCAGTTTCACTCAGCACCTTTCGGATGCTCTTTGAGAATACAGGGAGCCTGTTTTCGATATACTTTTTCTTGAAATTCATGATCGTTATTCCGGTCAATTCGTCTGTGGCAATGTCTTTCAGATAGATTACATTCCCGTCAGAATCATCACCGTAAGAATTACTGCGGTCACCGAGTGCAATGTACAGGACGTCGAATTTCTTGTCGTAGTCGAATCCGATGTTATTCTTCTGCAACATATATCGCCTCACCTTCTCCACAGCCACTTTTCTTGTTGTTATATTGTAGTATAATCTCCTTCTCTGTTTTTATTTCATTATAGAACAAATTAAGCTCATTGTAAATGCAACAGAATATTAAATTTGCAATTTTGCCACAAGAGCCGCCCTATCCGGGCGGCTCCTTTGCATGCTCCCGCAGTACATTCACGCACCGCGCTATGATCTTCTTGACGCCGTTTACGCTCAAGCCCTCGCGCTCGGCAATGCGCTCATGGCTCCAATCGTCAAGAATCTTCCGTTTCAGGATTCCCCGGTATCGCTCCGATAGAATCCATTCGTCGATCAAATGCTCCCAATCGCTGCGGCTCAGACTTGGCAGCCCCCGCAGCATACGCCCTCCTTACTTCGTGTCCAGCACGGCGATATTGCCCTTATTGGATACCCTCAGACCCAGCGCGGCGGCAATGTCGCGCACCTTGACATAGTTCGTGCCGTCTTTCAGGATGCGCTCGACGGCGACCTCCTTGCCGTCCACGATCATTTTGCTTTTCTCTACCACTTCATCTTCAAACCTTTCCAAGAATTTTTTCCACTGCTCGTTGCCAGTGGTGTGATAGTAGGTGTTCATGTCCGTGCCGACGAATGGGCGCGGGCAGAACTTCCCGGACACGTCGTAGTGCCGGATAATGTGATCCGCCGGAATGTTGTGCTCCTTCATGAGCTTGCGGATCAGCCACTCTGCATTGTCCAGCACCTTTTTCTCGAAGAACCAGTCGGTGTCGTAGGCTCCCATGCGCTTCCGGTTGCCCTTCCCCGGTCGCAGCTCCACGCCGATGGAGTTCCAGTTCCGGCACTCCGGATGCAGCGTACCGTCTCCGCAGTGCCACGCCACATCCGTATCCTTGACGCACCGGTAAATGATATCGCCTTCGTCCACGGCGTAGTGCGCGCTGGCTCTGGCCTGCGGATTTTTGAACCACTCGGCCACGCTGGCCGCAGAGCCGAGCGCACCGAAGTAGTGGACGACGATCCATTTCGGCGTGCAGCCGCCCGCTCGATGGTTGATCGGCGTGAGCGCATCCTTAATTACCGGCATTGCTCGCACCTCCGTACAGCTCATGGTGGAGCTTCAGCACCGACGCTTCAATCAGGTTGTCGATGGTTTCGGAATCAAACTGAATGCCCTTGTCTGCCAGATATCTCAGCACATAGGCTTTCTTTGCGTCTCCGTCCACTGCGGCATAGATCTGCTCCGCTGCCGAAACCGCGATATCGACGTATGTAGAGACCTTTTTCAGCGTCTCTGCGTCGATTTTCGCTTTCAGCCACGGGATGAAGAATGCCGACACCAGCGCTGTGATGAGCGCAATGATTGCCTTGATGATCTCTGTGTAATCCATTTTTGTACTCCTTTCAGTCCTTCAGCACGATTTCCAGAAACCGTGCCTTTTCCTCTGCCGTGTAAGTCTCCGGCAGGCTCTTGATGTACTTGAGTGCGTACTTGCTCCGGTTCTCATTCTTTGCTTTCCAGAGGTAAAATCCGCTGCTTGCCGTCGTCTCCGCGATAACAGCAAGCGTGATCTCCACCAGTGGCAGGCCGAATGCGCACAGGACCGCCAACACCACACAGGCAATTCCGCTTCCAAGCAGCCACTTCTTCGAGAACTCCATTAGCCTCCCATCCCCAGCCTTGCCAGCGCAAAGCCGATCAGCCCTGCGATAATCGCCGTAATAACGCCCTTCACGACCGCCTCCCAGCGGCTTCCCGGCAGCGCCTTGATGCTTTTCACATCGGCCTTGATCTCATTCACGTTTTCCTCGATTGCCTCCTGCTTGGTCGCCAGCACCTCCACCGAGGTCGCCAGCTGATGCAGCGCCCTGTTGTCTGCCTCCAACTCGTCGATCCTGTGCGAGTTGCTCTTGCATCGCGCCTCCACGGAGGCGATCTGCGCCTGAATTCCATCATCCATCTTGATACTCCTTTCAAAGCTTTCTATTTCGCACTCCGGGCAGACCATCCGTCCCTCCGGCACGGCCCGCCCGCAGCATACGCAGGTATCCATCAACCGGCCTCCAATGTGCATGTGATGTTCGCGCCTGTACCCTTTACGGCAAATGCAATTCCATACTGCACCTCCGGCACTTTCCCGGCCTCCCACGAAAGCGTAAATCCCTTTGCGTCGGAATCCACCGCCATCTTGGAATTGAGGCTGAAATTGTCCGTATTGTAAATGTACACGCCGCTTGAGAACACGCCAGCCGCTGTATACCAGCACATTGCGCTGTCACTGTAAGGGCTTGACGTCGAGCCGCCAGTTACCTGATCTGCGCCGCTCAGCCGGATCGTCAGCCCATTTGGATAAAGCTTGTTGCTGATCTGTATCTTGCTGGTGTGGCCAATGGTCACATATCCCGCTGCCGATTTCTCCGTTCCGGAGCCGGTTGACAGGCGCGTATTATCTGCGTAGCCATAGGTCGCCAGCACGTCCACCGTCTGTGCTTTTACCGTCAAATGGTACGTCGCAGTGAACCCGCCGTCCTCTGTAGTCGCGGTAATATCCGCTGTTCCTGCGGAGAGCGCTGTCACGACGCCATTCACGACGCTTGCCACTGTCGGTGCAGAACTTGTCCAGGTTACCGTCTTATTACTGGCATTTGCCGGAGACACCGTTGCTGTCAGCGTAACGCTTCCACCCTTTTCGAGTTCCCCAGAGGACGCATTGAGTGCAATACCCGTTACCGCAATAGACGCAACGCCAGTGAATACCTCACGGTCGTACCCCGCGCCGAAACAGTAGCTGTAGATTTTCTGCGCGGCTGGATTGAGCACGTTTACTACGAATGCCGTATCGTCTGCCGTTCCCGCCGTCTTGTTGTACGTCGTTTCTTCTCCGAATTCGATCCCGTAATACTCGCCCTTGCCGTTTTGGCCGTATTCATTGTTCCGGCTGAAACACATATTGGGGATCGCTACGCGCCATGCGTTAAATTCTGTCGGTGTGTTGCCGGAAATGCTGTTCAGCTTCGCGGCCTTAAAGCAATGTACATGTCCGTGGAATGCGCAAAGAAACTGCGCACTGTTGGAGTTCGCGAAATTCACATTCTCTCCGCCAACTACAATACTTCCTCCCTCGACATACGCCTTGACGATGTTAGCGCATACGCTCACGATGCTCCAATCCAACGGATGGTGCGAAAGCGTCAGCACCCGCCACCCGGATTTTGCTCCGACCGCCTTCAGCGTTTTAGCGAACCATGCTGCCTGCGCATCCGATACATAGCCCGTAGACGCTTTGTCCGCCGTCAGGCTTTCCGAGGTGTTCAGACAGATCACGCGCAACTTTTTGCTCTCGAAGTCTCTGTAGCAGTATCCTGCGACAGTCGAGCCATAAGTGGCTCCCTCGCAATATTTCCCGATAAGCTGGAAAAGCTCCGAATCCGGTATCGTCGTCCCGTTCTGCGTGACGGCATACGCTCCCGCGTCGTGATTGCCCACCGTCCGAAACTGCGGTATCCCCTGAAACGCTTCGTCAATGTCCGCGTTGATCTCCGCAATATGTTGCTTTGTCTCCGCGATCGTCGTTGTGCTGGCTCCCCAAGTGTAGTCGCCGAGATAGCAGCAGAAATCGATTCCTGGCAGAATGTAGGTCAGCGCCTTCATCGCCTGCGCCGCGTTCAGGTTTCCGGCCACGATATCCGCGCTGCTGTCCTGCTGATGCGCGTCCGATGCTGCAATAAACACAATGCTATCCGATGCCCTAATCGCGTTCACCTTCTCTGCCACGGCCAATGCCTCGGCCTTGACGTAATCCGGAATATCTGCGTGCTGAATTTTTTCGCTTCCGGAGATCGCATCCACTGCGTTTCCAAATCCCTTTTCCGCGTCCCATACGATTTGGGCTGTGTCTCCCGTTTTTGCGCGAATCCGGTCTGCCGTGTGGGTCAGCGCCGCACCGTTTGTTAAATATTCACTCAAAATGACGCACCTCCCGCGCTGAGCAGTTCGGCAGCCGCCCATGCCCCATTTACGACGCGAAGGATTTTCCCGTTATCAGCGGTTGTAACAGCCGGAACATCGCGCGGGATCTCCACGTTTTTCGCCGCGCTTCCATCATAGCTTGTCGTCGAATTTCCAATCTTGATGTTGAGCGAATAAGGATTTGGGAGTTCCGACGGAATCGTGGGGATATCATCCTTGGATGCAACATCGCTCGTTGTCACCTCCAGAGTCCCAAAGGCGTTGATCATAACAGCGAGGTAAGAAGTAATGCCGTTAATTGTCCCGATCCCGCCGAACACACACATCATGCTAGAAACCAGGAGTGCCGGAAGTGTCGCCGGAAGGTTTTCAAAATCCGAGAGTACCGCCTTGCAGATGGGCGCAAATCCCGCCGTCTGTGCAGCTACGATCTGTGCAGCCGTCTGCGTCGTTGCGGGGGACGCCACGCTGCCGGTCACATTGAAATACCAGTTTGTTTTCGTCTCGCCCGTCTGCCCATTCACGCTTTTAACCGGCACATCATCCGCGCTGATGGGCGTAAACCCGAGCGCGCCGACAACCGCATCCCTCGTGACATTCGCATTGTCCCCGTCTGCGCCCTTCGGAATTCCGAGGTTAAGCGTAGGCTGTGCGGCAGTTCCGCCCATGCTGGCCGTAGCCGCGCTTCCTGCGGGCAGCGTCGTCACCGTCCCGATCTTGATGTTCGGCGTCACGCCATCCTTGCCGGGTGCGCCATCCTTTCCGGGAGCGCCCTGTGGGCCGGTCGCACCCCTCGACGGCTTCCCGGTGTCCTCGGTGCCGAGATACCAGTTCCCGTTTTCTCCGATCGTCGGCGTAATGCCGTTTTTACCGTCTGCGCCCTTGAGATCGGCAATGGCAATGAGGTTTGCCCACGTCGCGCCATCGTCGTTGCTGTACTGGATGTAGCCATCCGCGACGCGCATATCGATGGTGCCCGCGCCTCCGGAGCCTCCGCCAGAGCGTGCCGCCTCGTTGATCGCGGCAACAAGGTTATCCTTTGCCTTTGTCGTCAGTTTGGAAAGATCTCCGATCTGGCTCTGGATCGCGTCAAACCAGCGCTTGGACGGCTCGTCCGGCGGCTCTGCGCCTGCATGGAGCGACGGAACGCACACCGTGTCATAGATGCAGGATTTCACAAGAACGTCCTCTACGCGCCACTGGAGCTGCGCCTTGCCATATCCTGAGTATTCGACGTCCGATGCGCGGACCGTCCAATACGCTGTGTGGCCGTCCACGGAAAGCGCCACGGGGTACGCCTCCGCGTCCCTGCTGGATCGCGGACGCTGGACTAGCAGCAAAGGTGTGCCGCCCGGCCAGTCTGCCTCAAAAGCTGAAAGAGGGAAGGCTACCCGCATTGCGTCGTTTTCGCCCTGATGCCGCAGACAGATTGGCTCACGCCTGCTTGCGTTGATTGTAATCATATGATTTCTCCCTTCTCGGTGTCCAAATCTGGCACCGTCATGCTGGATTTCCAAAAGCGAACGCCACGATCCAGCTGCCGGAGATCCGCAGGCAGACGACGCGGCTCCCAGCCGCAAAGTTCACCGCCGTGTTGCATTTGTAGTGCTTCGTCGTTGCGTCGGTCTGCCCGTCGAAGATCAGCGATAGCCCGTCCGCGTGCTTGGCTGCCACAGTCGCGAGTGCGATGCGCTCCGACTCCTTCACTGCTTTTGCAGTATATTCTGTAAGGCCTGTCACGCGATCACCACCCTTCGCGCAGTGTGCTGCATCAGCTCGCCGACGGCCATTGTGAGCGACCACTCAGTCTCTTCCCATATCCCGCCGATGTCCGGATCGTCGATCGATACGATATCCCCGACGCCATGGCCACCTGTTGCCAGCGTGTAAAAGGTGATCGTCTTGGTTGCATGCATGGACTCGTTGCGCAGCCGGTTTACCAGCTCCTGAAGCTCGTCCTGGCTGGCGACGTTATTTACCTTTGCGACGTCAACGATGCGCAGCCCGCGCCGGAAAGTGGACGTGCTGGAGGTAGGGGAGTCGTTGACGGCAGTCGCCGTCAGCGGCGCTCCTCTGTCAGGATTTGAGCAGATCCGCACAAAAACATTCGGCGCGTCAAATAGGTCTATCTCCTGCGTGTGGTCGTCTGTGATCGGTGCAAGCTTCAGATCTGTGCTGCTGTATGCGTGATCAATCCTGCCGCCGGTCGGCGCTTTGTACGGCTCCAAGTGGCATATGCCGCGGCCGTCGAACCATACCGGATTGTAGTTGATTTCCTCCAGCAGTTGGTTGCAGATCGTCAGGAAGTCCGTCCCAGTGTCCCAGTCCTCGCGATCCGTCGCCAGCACCGCCGAGGAAGGCACGGCCAGCACAAGCTTGATGCCCGCCGCCGTAAGCAGCTGCTGCACCGCCGTCAAATACGGCGTATTCGCGGCGATGTGATAGAGGCCCTCCGTTCGGCTCTGCTGGACGCGCCAGCAGCGATCGTATGCCTCGATCCGGAGCCTCCGTCCGTATTCGTCCATGATCTCCTCGACTGTGGTCGCCTGAAATACGCCGAGCGGCGTCTCGGCTCCGTTGATGACGAGAACGGGTTGCAGCTCGTCTGCCAGCAGATCAATGTTGGCGTCCGGATAAACCTCCGCCGATAAGCTTCCCTTGATCTCCGAGTCCTTGCGGACGTAGACATTCGGGGCGGCGTCTGCCGCCCACGAAAGCTGTTTGAACTCCGCGCCGCCGCGAAGCACATTGATTTTGTAAGATACATCACGAATCAATGTCCACAACCTCCTCCACGTCCGCCTGTTCCACATCGAACTGATACGTCGTGTAAAAGCCGCCGTCCGCAGTGGCCGCAAGCACCGAGAGGCACCCGCTCACCATCTTGCCCTCCGGCGTCTTTACTGTTACCATCTTGCCCACAAGCGCCTCAAGCGCCGCGCAGTCCTCCGCCTCACGGAATGCGCACGCAACCGAGATCGTCTCCGCATAGTGCATACTGCGCTCTATCGTCGGATATCGCCGCCCGGCAAGCTGCACGGACTGTACGCCCCGGCTCAGATTGCGCCCCGTCGTGCGGTGTGTGCTGGCCGAGTAGGGGAGCGGTAGCACGTCCCCGGAGTCAAGATCGATCAGCGTCACGCACGGCACGGATGCCGTCACCGTCACTGTGTTGGACAGCCGGTAATTGGAGCTTGCAGCAAAGCACCCGCGCACCTGGTAGCTGACGCTGCCGATGGAACGCAAATCCGTGTATGTGTGCTCTGTCGTTTTTGCGATGAGCTTCCCGTTGCGGTATATCATGTAAAAGTTGTAGTGATACCCTCCGGCAGCGCTCCAGGAGAGGCGCACCGTGTCCCCGGCCTCCGCCGTCAGATTGATCGCCGGCCCCGCGGTGTTGGCGACTTGCAGCGCCGCCGATCCCCATGGCGACCACATGGCATATTCGTTTTGAACGCGGACGCGCACGATGTATTCACCATCTTCGAGGTACATCGGAGCCGTCCACGTTTTTTCCGTGCCGTAGTATGTGCCGGAGCTGTAAACGCCGTCGATTTCCACCTGGTAGGCCAGCTGTTCCGATGATTGCCAGCCGATAACCGGGCGCGGAGACTGCGACTTGATTGAAACCGCCGGAGCCGCCGGAGCGCCGATGCAGATAAACTGCGCCGCGCCACTCCACTCGCCAGCAACATTGTCGGCGTTATACGTCCGTACCCGCCAAAAATTCACACCGAGGTTAAATGTTCCCGCTGGGGCTGTGTAGCTGTTTTCTGCGCCGGTCACGGTTGCCAGCGCCGTCCACGTCGTGCCATCCGTTGACTTTTGGAGTTCCGCTTTTGTCTGTGCTGATCCAGTTGATATGACGTGCGACCATCGAAATACCGTCTGGCTGTTCTTGTCCACCGATTCGCCCACAGGGCTAACCGGGATAGCCTGCGGGATTGCGTCCTCAAGGTTGATCGTCAACCAAGTATCCGGCGCCCACGTCAGTGTGTTGCTTGACGTTATCTTCGGCCGCACTTGCACCTGTGTCAGCGCACCGAATGTCCCTAACGGGAAAACTAACGATTGCCCTTGCCCATCCGCCATCGGGATTTCGTGTTCCTCAGAGTTTTCGTTTGCACGCCACACCCCAGAGATCCCGGATTGCGCCACCTCACTGTAGCAAAGTCCATTTTGTCGCGTCAGTATCCCATCTATCGTTACATCTGCACCGGAGCTTTTTGTTATTGTTTTACCGCCATATGTGCTGTCCCAGTAGTACGCTTCCACCCTTACAAGATCGTTATCGTCTACCGTTATTTCCAGTTTCGGCTTATTTGCGCTTGCCGGTGTGTATGCGTTGCAAACACTTGCCATCTGTGCAGCAAGGCCAATCCCGTTTGTAAATACGTTCCTTTCCCCATAGGTCCCTGATATGCTTAACTCCGCATACGCTTGCCCTTGGGTCTGTACGTATCCACGCCCAAATGGCGCTGTTTCTGCTGGTTTTGTTGCATACGTCACCGTCGTAGCCGAGAATAGGCTGTCCTCCGTTCCGGTGTTTATAATTACGGGGCCAGAGGCTGAGATTGCCGTGAGCTCCTTGATATAGATTCCCGCCCGGATTTTTTTAATCCGGTTAAACCCCCAACCGACATTTTTTGCTGATGCAAATTTGCAGAGCATTCTGGAGTTTTGATTGCTTAAATCTATCTCGGTGCTCGTATGGTCATTTTTCGTTTTGTCGTTGTAATTCGCAAATGCAAACTCGTCAAACGTCAAAGTGTGAATGCTCTCGCTCACTCCTGCACCCCCATTCTGTCTGTGCGGCGCTTATTTCGCGCGATGTTGACGATATCGTTGAATTCCTTTACCGTATTGGCCTGGATCGTGATGTAAAATGTATCGCCTCCCGACGCCTGCCTGGTTTCCTGCGCCGTCAGGATGCGCGTGCCCTGCGGCAGCACGACTTCTTCCGGGCCGTACTCGCCGATCAGCGTTCGCCCACCTCGCCAGTAGTCCGTGCCGGAGGCGTTATAGCCCTTCTGCATTTTCCAATACTCAAAGGTAGTTCCTGTCCCGGACTTTTCCCATTCGTCGCGGAGGTAGCTCTCATAATTGGAATACCACTTTCCGTTTGCGTAATACTGGCCGTAGCCGTTCGCGCTGGTCGCGCGGTTGATGTCGGTCTGCTCCCATTTTTCCTTGAGTGTCTGCGTGTTGTTGCCGTTGCCGTAGGAGTATCCGAAGCCCGCAGCCTTGCCCATCTGCTTCCAGCCGCCCGACCACTTATCCCAGTCCCATATACCGGTCGTGAGGACGGTCGCCGCACCGCTGATAAAGTCAATGGTGTCTGCGATGCCCGCCATGATCTCGGCCAGCGGGCGAAGCGCCTCCGTGAGCTTCGGTACAGTGTCCGACGAGAGCTGATCGGTAGGCGCGATAATGTCGCCCACAGTCTCCAGCAGCATACCAAAGGAGTCCACAAGGCCAGAGTCCTTGAGCGCCTGCCCGCCGTCCCTGATAAGCTTCGTGATCTTCTCATAAAACTCCGTGAGATACGGCGCGAACTCAGCAGAAAGCTGATTCTTCGCGCCCTCCTGCGACTTTTGCAGTCGCTGGTATGCGTCGTCCACCTCGGTAAGCGCCGTCAGCGCCTCATTATCGAGGACGTAGCCCATGCTGTGCGCCTCCTGGGCGTACTGCTTGAGGCCGTCGCTGCCGATCTCGATCAGCGGATTCAGCTCCTGCGCAGACTCGGACAGGATATCCATTGCAATGGCGTCGCGCTCGGTTTTGTTCTTCATCTGGCCGAGGGCGTCGATTGTGTCATAAAACACGTCCTCCGCACTGCGCAGCTGGCCGTCCACGTCGGTGATCTTCACGCCGAGCTTGTTGTACGCCTCGTAGGCGTCGCCTGTGCCCGTCGCGGCTTCCTGCATTTTGTTGGTGGTTTCCTTGAGGCTGTCGCGGATGCGATCCAGGGACACGTCCGTAAGATCGGCCATGTAATTGAGTTCCTGTATGGAATCGGTCGACATTCCGGTCACGGAGCTGAGCGTCACAATGTCGTCTGCGGCTTCCGCCGATTCGCGCGTCATCTGTATCAGCGCTTTCTCTGCCTTTGCGATGGCTACGGCCAGCGCCACGAATCCGCCTGCAATTTTTACAGATGTTGTGTTCAAGCTTCCCATGGAGTTCATGCTTTTCTGCATCCCCTCCGGCAGCTTTATCCCAAACTTTTCTGTAAGCCCACCCACAACGTCGCCGAGATTTCCGGCCTCTTTCCCGGATTCTTCAATTTTTCCCTTGTTCTCATCCAGTTTGTTGTTGAGGTTGTTCAGCTCTGCTTCTGCATTGTTGAGGCTCGTTTGCCACTGCATCGTTCGCTTGTCCGATTCGCCGTATTTCTCTGCGGACTGCTGCAAAGCGGCCTTGAGGTATTCGATTTTTTCTGTTTGCGATAAGATTTTACGCTCAAGTACATCATTCTGCGCAGCCAGTGACTCTACGCTGTCTGCGTTCTTCGCATAAGCGGACTGCACCTTGCGCATCTCGGAGTCCAGCACGCGCATACCGTTTCCGATCTCCGACAGCGCCTGTTTATACTCTTTTTCGCCCGATAGCGTAAATCTCGTGTTGATATTTGGCATATTATGTCCCTCCGCTGAGATATGCCGCCAGGCTCTTCGGCTCCTCCTGCTTTTCAGGCGGTTCCAAAGCCTCCAATAGCAGATTGATCCGATGCGGCGTCATGTTTTTCCAAAAGTCCCGCTCCGGCAGGTGCATCCGGAAGAGCCAGAACGCGAGATAGCCGGGGAAATCAATGCCTTCTCGCTTTGATTCCCCCGGCTGTGTCAGTTTTTTTTAGCTTCCTCCTGCGCGGCGTCGTCCTGCTTGCCCATTACCGCATCCTCAATCAGCGGCCAGATCTGCCGTCCGACTTCGTTTACCTCCCGCAGCGTGAGCTTGCGGCCTACCTCCCGCGCGGTAAACACCAATGGTAGGCCGTACTCGTCCTTGATTCCCTGAGAGTCCGCCGCATCTGTCATCATGGCCGCCAAAAATGTGAGCGTGCTCTTGTACCCTCCGGTTTGATTGAGCGCTTGCAGCAGTTTCCCGTTATACGCCTCCTGCACGTCGCCAATTACCGCCATGTTGCATGTGAGCCTGTATTTTTGGCCCTCGTACTCATAGTCTACGGTTTTCGGCTTGGTCGTCTCCATCAGGTCTCACCCAACTTTCCCTTGATCCAGGTAACGGCCTCCGCCGCGGTGTCGACGGTCTCGGTCTCGAGCAGCAGCTCGTCGGCGGAATCGTCCGCGAGGAATTCGCCGGTCGTGGTTGGCGTGTTGAACTGGATGTTCTCGCCCTTGGTCTGGTAGCTCAGCGATGGCGGGCCGAACAGCGCTTTCGGCACCCAGACGCAGGTGTATTTGGTCACACCGTCGATTTTATCCGGCGCGTAAAAGCCGACGCCGACATAGTTTGCGATGTCTTTTGCCGAGAATTTCAGATTTTCCTTGCTCGTATCGGATGTGCAGCCGTAGAGCATGGCCTGTGCGGCCTTTTTGATGTACTTTACAGCCAGCGAGATCGTGCCGCCTGTGGCAAGCTTGATATATTCGGCAAGCTTGGATTCTGCGTACAGGCGGCCCTCGGCGAACTTGAGTTCCAGCTGCGCGCTCATGGCGTCGCCGACGTCGGTCGGCTCTGTGTAGGTCACGGTGCCGGACGTGTTTTTATACTTTCCCGCCCGGATGCCGCGTAAGTCAAAACTAGGCATTTACAATAGGCCCCTTTCTTTCAGCTTTTGTGTAAGGATCTTTTCGAGCTCCGCGTTTACGCGCTTCTGCGCGTTGCGGACACCCCTTGTCCAAAAATAAGTTCCTGTGATCTGCCCGTACCCCTTCGCGCGGCCGTAATTCAAAACAAAAAGCACGGTCGCCCTGCGCGTTCCGTGCTCGTTTTTGCCGACTGCGGTGATGGAGATGTACGGGTCTCCGTTTTTGTCGCGTTTGATGGTTTTTCGGTATTTCACGCTGGATGCATATGCCTCGGTCTGAAACCCGCTCGCCTTTACCATTTTTTGCAGTTCCTCGACGATGATATCCCCGGCGGCGTACAGGAGCTCCTGCTGCATGTTCTCATCAAAAACATTCGCTTTCTGGAGCGTGGCCATGAGCTCGTCGACACCGGTGATGGAGATGTTAGCCATATTCTGCGCCCTCCGTTTCGGCTATGAGCGCGATCTGCGTGCGGCCCGTTTCCTTGTCGTATGTCTCCATGTCGATAGTGGCGATGTATCCTGCGGCCTCCAGTTTTGCTTTTACGCGCTTTAAAAGTTCTGCGGCAAATCCCTCGGCAAAGATGGAAACAGCGTACTGCACGCCGGTCTCGGCCTCGCTGCTCTCGGCATAGATCTGCCCTGACTGGCCGAGCAGCTGATAGGTGATGTAGGTTTCTTCTCCGCCCTTATAGGGCGGGTGGCAGACCGGTACGCCCAGGCTTGATAGCGCCTCATAGATCATCATGCGCCGTCCCTCCGTTTGCAGGTCAGCTCTACCTCTTCCGTCTCCGCGCCGTAACTGCGGACGACGTCAAAGACGTCCGAGCCGCAGGTGAGCTGCTGCTCGCCTCCGTATTCCGCGCTGTGCATGCGGAAAATTGCGTCCGTGCGCTTGCCGGCTTGCGCGGCCTGGTAATACTCAGCGCGGTTTACGGATTTGCGGGCAGCCCAGACGGTGGTCTCCCGCTCGAGCTTTTCCGCCGTCTGGCCGTTGACGATAGGGTAGGAGAGCAGGCGCAGCGTGATTTGCGTATCAAAGATCACAGCACGCGCCTCCTGTTCCGCCGCTGGCCTTGGCTACCCGGTAATCGTCCGATAGTCCCATGGCGTCGCGGATATCTGCGAAGCAGTTCTTCCATTCCTCGCCGCGTCCGCAGAAGTCATGCTGCCAGCGGACGAAGGCTCGGACGGCGTCTTTTACCAGCGGGTCTTCGTCCGCCCCCTCCGCGCCCGCAAGGTGCAGGCGCAGGAGGCAGGCGTCGATCTCGTCGGCGAGCTCGTCGTCAAGGGCGTTTGTGGTCAGCCGCAGGGCGGTTTTTGCAACGTTGATCAAAGCCAATGGTTATCCCTCCCTGTTGGCCGCTCGCCGTCAGGCCTTCTTCTTGGTCAGCGTGACGAGGCTGTTCGTATCGACACACTTGCCGTCGACAAGCGCCAGCGCGACGGTGACCTCGTCGTCGGTCGCGTTGTCGGTGTACTTGCGGAAGGTCATGCCCAAATTTTCGTTCCAGAGGTAGTCCTTGAAATTGAAAATGAACGCAAAGATCGTGTCCGCGGTCACGCTCGCCGTGAAGGATGGCAGATAGTCGCCGACGAGGACGACCTCGCGGCCAAAGAGCGAGTAGACCGGCTTGCCGCTGAGTCCATAGTTGACGCGGGCGACGGGCTGCTTCTTGTCGTCGACCATGCCGACGATCTGCTCGAAGAAGGTCTTTTTCGACATGCACCAGACGGCGTCTGCGTCGTAAGCCTGCGGCAGCGCGGCCTCTGCCTTGGTCAGGTCGGCGTATGCCAGTGCGGTCGTTGCGGCAGCGATGTCGATGTTCTGGCCGGTCGGCGCGGTCTCCTTGGTAATACCCTTCGGCTGGCCGGAGCCAGAACCGCTGATGATGGACTGTTCCTCGGCCTTGACCATGGCCTCGGCCACGTTGGCGACAAACTGCGATTCAAACATCGGGTAGGTCACGATGGATACCTCGAGCGACATGGAGATCGCGCAGCGCAGCTTGTGGTATGCGAACGTGATGGAGCCGAGTGCCTTCTTCTGCTTGTCGGAGCCTGCGCCCTCGGCCACCCAGGAGGCCGTCGGCTTGGCGGAGCTGGTCGGAACGGTCACGCCGCCCTTGTAGGACGTGTGCGTCACGCGCGGCAGGATCATGCCGGTCGCTTCGATCTTCTCGTAGATCTTCTGCAGCGTCGTGGTCGGGATGGCCGCGCCGACGTCGGAGGTCTTGGTATTTGCGTCCACATTGGTCAGCTCTGCCGGGATCTTCTTGCCTGTCAGGACGTAGTTCATAAAGGCTTTCTTGTACTCGTCGGTGTCGTACCGGTCGAGTACGTTCGGAGTTTTCGCCGTGCCGGACAGGTCGACGGACTGTGCCGCCGCGGCCGGGGCCACGACCTTCTGGCCTGCGAGGGCGTTTAGGTTCGCCTGGATCTTGGCTTCCTCCTCAAACTTGGCGTCGAGGGCCTCGACTTCTTTCATCTTGGCCTGCGCCTCTTCGGTCTTGCCTTCGTCCAGCAGCTTCTGGGCGTCGTCCATGAGCTTCTGGCGCTGGATGTTGTAAATTTCCTTTGTCATTTCAGTTCTCCTTTGAGTTTTAAAAATTTCAGTTTTGCTTCTGCCTGCGCCCGTTCGGGCATAAAAAAATCAGGCTCTGCCGCCCGATCTTTTAAAAAGTTTTCCGCGCGTTTGAGCGCGTCCTCGCTGAGCATTCCGGAGTAGAAGTCCGCCGCGAGCGGCTTCTGGCCGATGTCCGGCTGCATCACGCGGTCAACGAGTCCGAGTTCTACGGCCCGCTCCGCTGTGATCCATGTTTCTGCGTCCATCATGGCTGCAATCTCCGCCTCCGGCCTGCCGGTTTTGGCGACGTAGGCCGAGGATATTGCGTGATTTGCGTCGCGCAGCGTCCCTGCGGTGTGCTCCATCTGGCGGTAATCGCCGCTGGCCTCTGTCTGGACGTTGTGGATCATCATCATGCCGGTTGGCGTCATTTCTGACTCTCCCGCCATGGCGATGATGGACGCGGCCGAGGCTGCGAGTCCGACGATTCGGACGATCACGCCGCCTGCGTAGTTACGCAGGGCGGTATAGATCTCGCTTGCGGCGAAGATATCGCCGCCGCCGGAATTGATCTCGACTTCGGCCCGCTCGCCGTTCCCCTTGGCAAGTGCGTCGGCTACGGATTTTGGGCTTGTCGCCTCCATACCGTACCACTGGTAAAAGCGGTGCTGGTTGCTGGATACGATCGGCCCTCGGATGCTGATCTTCATCTGGTTTCATCTCCTTCCTGCGTGGTGTTTCGGTCAACCGGCTGCGTGTCCAGCCTGCGGATCGGCTTGTCTCCGCCGTCTACCGGTGCAAGATTGAACGCACGCCGCCATTCGTTTGGCGTCAGCGCGCCTCGGTCGACCAGCTGCAAGAGATTGAGCTTTGTCGATGTCGACGCGAAGTCCCACGCAGAGGCCTCGAAGACGATGCGGTTCCCGCAGCCGCGCTCGCGGCGAGAAAACAACTTTCTGGTGTACTCTCCACTCAGCTGTTTCAGCACCGGCTCGATCTCGGCGTCAAAATAAGCGTTCTGTTCATCCTCTGTTGCGATCGACGTGACGATATGCGGGTTGGTGTTAAACAGGGCGTAGATGCGCTGCGTGGTTTTGTCCATCTGTGCGGCGTTCGGGACGTAATCCTTTGGGTCAATCTGCTTCGCCTCTGCTTTTGCGTCTACCGCTGCAACGCCCGTTCCGTTAGTCACGTTCAGGAAACTGTCCGCGAAGTCCTGCGCGCGCTGCTTCACGTCCTCCGGGCGCATGGACGCGGCGAACATCAAGAGCCACCGGATGACTGCGCTGTTGCGGATGGCCTTTACAATGCCCTGGTCCGTCGTGGTGACGATCTCCATGAGCGGCACGATGGCCGGGGCGATGGGGTCGCCGAAGATGTCGTTCTCGTAGAAATCCCCGCGTAGGTGGATCACATCGTCGTAGGCAAACGTCAGTACGCTGCCGTTCTGCATGTAAAATTTCAGATACAAATTTCCGGCCGCGCCATAGACAGCGTCTGCCTGCATGGCCGCGACCGGGAAAATGGCGTTCGGCAGACCGTTTTCATCCCGCAGGATCACGGCGAAGGCGTTGTTGTTGAGGACCAGCTGCGCGGCCAGCTTCTCCTGCAGCATCTGGCCCGTCATGTATTGGTTCGGCTCTTCGAGCAGAAACCGGATGTACGGCTCCGGGTTTACGGCGATCTTCCGCGTCTGGGCGGTGATGGTCTCCCGGATATGCTTTGCCGTCAGCTTTCCGATGGCCTTGATCTTGGGCCGGATGCAGGCGCGGACGATATCGGACTGATACATTTTGCCGTTGTAGCTGTAAAAGCCATTCCCGCGTTCCTGCACCATCTGCACGGTCGAAACGCGCTTGGTGGTCGTGATATTCGTCAGGAGGTTTTTAAAAAATCCCATTGTCTCACTCCTAGAGCATACTGATGTATTCTGCCTGCTTCTGATCGTAGATCGTGTAGGCATCGAGCAGGGCCGCCGTTCCGTCAATGCGGCGCGTGGACTTGCTCGTTTTGTGCGGCTGGATATTGCCGTTTTTGTCCTCGTCGTAGGCGGTGTTTGCCATGCACCACTTGTCAATCGGGTTGTTGTTGTAGACGATCCGCTTGGACTCCAGATCGTTCCCGCAGCGCTTCATCGGCTCGGAAAGCGTTTTCACGCCCTGATGTACGGGGATCATGGCCTCTGCTCCAAAGTAGTCCGCCATGCTGTCCGTCCAGTAAGACGCCGACCACGCATCATAGCCGATGAAGGGTATAAAAATATCGAGGTCTTCCTGTACCTCGATGAACCATGCTTTTACGTCCTCATAGCGGATCTTGTTCCCCTCGGACAATCGGAGCAGCCCTCGCTCGTGCCACTTGTCGTATGGGATCTTGTCCTCCGTTACGCGTTTCTCCAAGAGATCCTGCGGCAGCCAGTACATGGAGAGCACAAACAGGATGTCCGGCAGCTCCGGCACCTGGAAGATCACCTTTGCCGCCGTCAGGTCTGTGGTCTTTGAGAGGTCGGCCCCGCCGATTCCGTATCGCGGGTAGGGAAGCACGCGCTCCTGCGTCTTGCCGTCCGCCATGTGGTGCTGCCAGATCAGCCGGCGGTTTTCCTTGTCGAGCTGGAAGGTGTCGCGATTGTCCAGCTGCTCAAAATTGAGCCAGGCTTCGCTGGAGGTCTCGCGGATGTTGAAATCCTTGCAGACGAGGTTGCGGACGAGGGCCGGGTTTTTCTCCGCCCGCTCGACCCGCTCTTTGAGGGCAGTGTAGGACTTGATCGTCCCGAGGCCCGGATTTGCCTTTTTCCAGCAGTCCTGGTCGGTCCACTCGCTGTGTTTGTCGAGCTCGTAAATAAACGCGATCCGGCGCGGGTCGTGGTACCCGTCCGGATCTTCGTAGCCGTTGATGATGCGCTCGGCTTCTTCGTATTTTTCGTCGTAGATGTCCTCGCGGATGGTGCCCGCGGTGGAGGTGATAAAGATCAGCGGCTGCTCACGGGCCGTCACGCCGTCGGCGATAATGTCGTACAGTGCGCGCCCGCTCTTCCACTGGTGAATCTCATCCATCATGGCCCCGTGGATGTTGAGTCCGTCGAGGGTGTCACTGTCAGAGGCCAGCGGCTTGAAAACGCCGTCGTTGAAATCGCTGTCCAGCTCAGCAACCAGACTGCGCATCCGGCGGCAGAGCGCCGGGGACTTCTTGACCATCCGCTTTGCTTCCTGCCAGATGATCTTCGCCTGGTCTCGCTTGGTGGCCACGGCGTAAACCTCCGGGCCAGCCTCGCCGTCCGCCGTCTGTAGATACAGGCCGACGCCTGACGCAAGCAGCGACTTTCCGTTTTTCTTGCCGACAATGAGGATCGCTTCGCGGTACTGCCGGTTTCCCTCGATGTCGATAAACCCGAAGACAGTCGCCAGCAGCGCTTTTTCCCATAGCTCCAGCCGGACGAGCTGGCCGCCCGCCTTGCCCTTGGAGTGGTGGCAGTAGTTTTCAAAAAATTCGAGGACGTGGTTTGCCCGGCGCGGGGAATAATAAAACTCGGAATCTGTGTTTTCCAGCTGCTCCACCACGTGCCTGTAGGTCTTCTGCACTTTCAGGCTGACGATCTCGCGGCCCGACTGGATAGCCTGCCAGTATTCGAGGATGGGGTTGTAGGTCTCCGGGTAGCGCGTGAGCTTCATGCCTCGTCACGCTCCCGAACGAAGCTGCCGAAGCCGTCGTCCTCCTGCTTCTGCGCGGTGTCCGGCTTCGGCAGGAGCGCCGTGAGCTGCTTGATGATCTTCTGGTAGTTCGCGTTCGTTGAGTTGTACGCCTGCCCGATCGGCCGGGCGCGGTCATATGGCTCGAGCCGCTCCGACTGCTGGAATTTCTCCGTCCAGCCGTTTTCCCGCAGGTCGTCCGCCATATCCTCGCACTCGATGCGCATAAAGGCTGCCTGATCGATGAGTCCCGCGACGGTCCCGGCCGCTTCCTTCGGCAGAAGCTTGTAGATCCTCCGGAGTCTTGTCTTCTCGGCGCGGATACGCTGTTCCTTTGTCTTTTCCTGCCTGTTCGCCACAAAAACCGCCTCCTTTTCGCGTGATTTTTGCCGTCTATCCGCGCGTGCGCGTAGATTACTTATCGCCGCGCTTTTGTAGGGGGGCCTCGCGAACGGCCTGCGTATTCTTCCGAGGTAGGGCGTACGGTGATTCAGCCGCGCCCCGGCCTCGTGCGACGGGGGGGGATCGGGTCGCCGGCGGCGTCGAAGAAAATTTTTTGCGTCAGAGATTTTGCGACGCCGTGCCCGTCAAACTGATCGTGGCAGTCCTTGCAGACGAACTCGAGGTTGGAGTAGGACAGGCTGATGTCCGGGTCGGTGATGTTGTCCGGTGTTAGCGCCCGCTTGTGGTGGACGATGTAGCCCGGCTTGTCCCGGCACTCTTCGCAGAGCCCGCCGTCGATGGTCCGGCGGAACTTGATATACCCGGCGCGGCATTTCTTCCAGCGCGCGGATGCGTAAAAGTGTGCGGCCCATGGCTGCATCCTGTTCCCTCCAATTCTTCACGCTATCACTGTAGCACATTTTTTTGGCCCTGTTGGCTCAATTTTCGCGATAGCCAAGCTCCCGCGCCGCTTCGTATACAAAACGGCTGTACATTCGCTTGGCTGTCGACTGGCTGACATGCACCCGGCGCGCGGCGGATTCCAGGCTTTCCCTCGGCCAGATCCATGCGTGCAGGCGCACGACCTCCAGCACGTCAGCTCCGTCCCGCCATGTCTGTGCGGTATTGATCGCGGCTTGCACGGCAGCATAGTCCTCGTACTCCCGCGAAGATAAAACGCGCACAGCGATATCCTCGACGGCGCGCCCGGAGGAATGTCCGCCCGGCTGTGCAGAATATCCCGGCGTGATCTTCTGGCGGCTCATGTCCCGAACCTGTCTGTCCAGTTTCGGGAATTCGCCGATGGTGCGGCAGACGTTCCAGTACCACCAGTATCTCGGCTTTGACACTTTCCCACTTCCTTCCTGCTTCGTGCTAAAACCTTACGCATATACAAGGCTTAATTTAAGCGGCTCCCGTTCCGCTTGTGCTCTGATCTTGGATTGACTACATACTTATAATATTGATACCCGTACTTTGTCGTCCGTACCTCGACGAGGATATAGCCGCGCGGGGCGACGGGCGGCTGCTTGGGACTGTACTCGCGTACGGCCTCGGTCGCCGGCTCCGGCTCTGGGCGGATGCAGCTTCTGCTGGCCTTGTACCTGTGCCCGCCGAACTCTTTTCTCCAATGCGCGTGCAGGTAGTCGGCCAGCGCCTTATAATCCCGGCCGTGGTCGATCTTGTTGCCGTCTGCGTCTGCGTAATAATTGTGCTCCCGCAGGCGCCGGATCTCGACCACGCTGCCGAGCCCCCAGATCCTGCCGATCTCCTCCTCCGGAATGCCGTCCGAGATCATGTGCAGATGGAACCGGCTCGTTGACTTGCCCTGCCCGTAGACGATCACGATCTTGGCGTTTGGGTATTTATATAGTAGGCGGCGGTAGAATCTGTCCCGGATGAGTTTCATCTCTGCGGCAGTATGTACCTCGTTCTCGTCGTCTAGCGTCAGCGTGGAATACAGGCTGGTCGGGCCGAAGTTGGCATTGACGAGCGCTTCCAGCTTTGCCTCGGAGATCTTCCGGTTGAATTCGTCCTGCTCTTCCCGCGTCTGGAAGCGCGGCTTGCGCGGTTTGCTGGTCTTTTTGTCCGCACCGTCGGACACGGTATAAACGATCTGCGTACATACCGCCCCGGTAAATAACCGGCGCTTGTGTCGTTTTGCCATAGTCTCAACCCCTTTGTCCATTCTGCCCGCTCAAAGCGTGGCCGGAAATTCCGGCCATGCGTTCAGCGATCAGCATCGTTCGTTGTTTCTTTCTGCATGTATGCATGTTCGTTTTCAGATATCGCCCCAAGCCCATACAATGCACGCACCTCATTCATTGTCGGTTTCCTTTTCGGTTTCTCGCTTTCTGGCATAACCTCTTCCAGTCCGAGCGCCTCTATCGTCTCTATCGCCTCAAGCGAATCCATCAGATCCATCGCTCGCCGTTTCAGGCTTCGTAGCTTAAAAAACACCAGCACGCCCAGCGCGATCCACCCCAGCGCGGCAGCAAGCTCCAAAATTTCAATGATCATTTTCTTCTCCTTCCACTCCTTCCAATTCTCCTTTGCAGTATGTACAGCGGCTCGGCAGGCTCTTTTTCAAACCGCCCTTTTTCCAGAGCTCGAAGCACGGTTTCTCCGGTCTGCCGCAGTATGGGCAGCGGTAGACACGGAAGATATCATCCCAGCGCCAGACCATGCGGACTGCGTTTTTCTGTTTCAAGTCCCATCGCCTCCCTCATTGCTTCAACCAGCCTCTTTTCTAGTTTGTCCTGGTCGATCTTCACTTCCATCGTTACGCCCTCCTGCTCTACCCACACGCCGTCTGTGCGCTTCGTAAATCCTGCTGGTGCAAAATTTCTGGCGTGTTCCAGCTCCGGCGTATGCCTGCACTGTGGATAGCTGCATTTCTCGCAAGCCTTTCTGTCGCAAAGGAACAGGATATTCCGCTCTTTCGCCCACGATACGCCGTTCGTCAGAAGAACGACTGGCTGCCCGATCTCCGCCGCAAGCTGCTCCTGAAGCTTTTTCCGGTCGCCGTCACGCATTGCGACTGTGCATTCCAGCAAAATCATTTTCTTTTTTCCTCCACGTCTTCCGGCGGACGGCTGAACGAGAATTCCTTGCGGTTCCCAACAAACTTTGGCTCTGTCCACCTAATCCCAGCGATTTTCATGCCGCATTGCGGGCATTTTTGTGGTCTGACGATTCGTTCTTCGAGTCCAAAGTCAAGGGTGTCTTCTGCGCCAAATGGAAAAATGTGCCGTCTTGCATCGTCGCTCACGCTGAATTCGTCGAAGACATAGTTGCATACCGGGCAAACGGGGCACGAGTCCAAGACCCCCTTGCTCTTGCTTCCTCGTTTTTTGATGTTTTCTTCTGTTTTTCTCTGATTTTCTTCCGCCGCGTCGTTTTCCCGGATCTTTTGGTAGTATTCCAGCAGCTTCTCCTCGGCATTTTTGAGCAGCACGGTATAGCAGTCCGGCACATCCTCTGGGAACCATCCTGCGATAGGGCCGCCGTTCAGCAGGCACTTGTCGCAGTCGTCCGCCCTGCACGCCCCTATTGCCTGCATGATCTCCGCAAAACTCATGTCCTTTTTCCCAAGCCGCAGTGCTTCCCGGCTCTTGTCTTTCTTACTCATTCCTGCGCTGCCTCCATTTCCTTGCGCTCCTGCATAAACCCGTGCAGGAACAGCTCCAATAGATTTGCCGCACCGTTTACCATCTTGGTAAGATCTTTTTTGCTGATCTGGAGTTTTCCGGTCGTTACGACCTGCAAGTCCGGCCTGCCGATGATCTGTACCGTCGGATTCGGCTCGATCGTCCGTTTTCCGTCCTCCTCGATCTTATAGAGAGGCGGTGTCGCCTGCTCCATCACGATCCTCGGGGGATACTCCGTTCCAACGAAATCCACATCCCAATGCTTGCCGTTGTACTCATTTACAAACGAATCCAGCTCTACGGCAAAATATTGCATGATTTCAGCCATCTGTTTGCTCCTTCCCGACGTGCTTTCTCCGCACGCCGTTTTCATCCTCCGTGAGCGGCAGTGCCTTTCTGCGTGCCCGCTCCTCCGGCTGCCATCCGCAGTGCGTGCAGGCCTCGTCGCCCGCGTACTCCATCTGGCAGCATCGCGCCGACTTCGGCAGCGTGCAGCGCTTTTCATCCTCTGCCATCCCTACACCTCCTGTATATCGATCCCGTATTGGGATCGCATCATTTTTTTGTTGCGCAGGTACTCCTTGGTGCGCGTGGGCTTGGACTTTACATCCTCCACCACCAGCTTCCCGCCGAAGCGGTAAGAAAAGTCCGCCGTGTATCGGATCGCGCGGATGCGCTGGCCATCCTCCGTAAGATAGCTCTCCTGCAGCGTAAACTGCGGCTGCAATCGCAGATCTGTAATGATCTCCGCGCGGAGCATCACCATCAGCTCGTCATACCGCCGCGCCTCTTTCTGGCTGTCGAAGCGCACCGCGCCGCGCTCTGCCTTCTGGCTGCCGTATTTCGTTTTCCCTTGGCTCCCCTTCGCAAGGGGAGCTGGCGCCGCAGCGCCTGAGAGGTCGCGCGCCTGCTTCGCGTAAAGCTCCCGCATCCTCGGCGGCATGTCCGCCATGGATTCAAACCGCAGGCCGCTCATTCGGTCGTGCCCCAACTGCAAAAATTGTCTGGCTCGACAGCAACAGCGTTTTTAAAGGACGTGCGCGAAAAGCACATGCCATCGATGTTGTAAATGCAGTCCTTGCACCGCACCACCTCCGCAACGTCGGCGGCGGGCAGCTTCCTGATTTCTGCAAACGCCGCAGCGTAATCCCCGCACGTCCGCGTTGTAATTTCCAACGCCGCTTCGCGGCTGATATAATCACCCGCCATGCCGCACCTCCACGCCTGCCATTTCAAGCAACTCGTAAATGTCCGTTTCATCGCTGTTCGCGAGGAAATTGTCATATTCGTCGTAGTAGTTGTACGCCGTGTATGCGCGGGCTTGGATTCCGGCGTATTTCTTGAGCAACTTATTTGCCCCCTCGATTCCAAACGTGCAGGCATCTTCCAGTTCTTCCATCTGTGATTTCGTGATAAACTTAGCCATCCTTCTTGCCCTCCAATCCCCATTCCTTCAAAACCATATCCCTGCGCACCATGCAGGCAGCATTTGCCGGAAACACAAACGTCTCATCCGTAGAGCATCGTGCATAGTCTTTGCACCGGAAGCATTCGCCGAGGATTACGGCGGCCTGAACGCCCAGACCCTCAGCCTGCTTTTCAGGCGGCAAGTCCTCCATAAATGCGGTACAGTATGTTTCAGCCATCCTTCTTGCCCTCCATCGCCCGCTCGACCTCAATGCCGGTGAATCGGCGGCTGAAATGGTACCAGTTCGTCATACAGTCGCTTCCCGCATCGTCCGGCGTTGCATCCTCATAATCAAAGTAGATGTTGATATTCTCCCCAAATGGTTCCCTGCTGGCGATTACTGCGGTTATGCGCACCGCGCGACCGTCCTCATCTACCCATCGTTCTCCCACCTTGCACGGCAAAACCACCACGCGGCCCTCTTTGTCAGCCACATGCAGGTTGTGTGCTCGCTCAATTCTGGATGTGTCATTGTCAAAAGCTGCTTCGACGACTTCTTTCATCCAAGAAACCTTTTCAGGGCTTAACCTTGTGTCCTCGTAGGCGGCAAGGCAATCCATCATCTCTCGGACACCTGCGGGTTCAACCTCGCAGGGGATCTGTCCGGTCGAGTAAGGATTTTTCGCGCCAACGTAGACCACAACGCCGTTAATCCTTCTTGTCAGTCGTTCCATAGTTCTTCCTCCACATACCGCCAGCTCTGCGGCGGGCGGGTGATGGGCACCGGTTCTGCCCCGAATTTTGTCTCCCGCAGACCGGTAAACTCCCACAGATCGCGCGGGTGATCGTAAATTTTAAGATCATCGATCTGCATGCCGTATCCGTGCTCCGTGCCAAGATACTTGTATATGTCCTCGCGGGTGAGGCAGGCATCCACCATCGCCCATTTGGGGATCATGCAAAGCGGGTAGACCGTGCCGATCTTATTGCAAGTAAATTCCGCAACGACTTTCCCGTTGGCGGCCTCATATCCAAACGCCTCCGCCTGTTCGCGCTCACAGGCCGATTCCGCCGTAATAGCCGGCGTCCCTGCGTTGACTTTCACCATGAGCGCCCCCTTTCCGCCTGCGGTACAGTAGATATAGCACTTAAACGGCACACCGCACTTCGGCGCGGTCTTGCGGATTTCGACTGTTTTACTCCCGTTCAGGATCTTCCTCACCCACTGCGGGCGAATGCTGATCAAAACAGCTTTACTCATGCTTGCCTCCTTCCTCCGGCGCTCCCGGCGATTCTAGCTTCATAAAGCAGCCCCAAAATGTTTTTTCCTTTTTTCCGCTTCTGTGCCCGAACAGTGGCTTCTCTCCGATTGCTTCCCACACTTTTTTTGCCTCAATCTGCACCTCCGACCACTTGAAGATCAAAACCCCATCCGGTTTCAAAACACGCATACACTCGCGAAACCCATCATGCAGCATCTGCGGCCAGTTGTCGCTTAGCACACCGTATTTCTTCCGCATCCACGAGTTTTCACCTGCACGCTCCAAATGTGGAGGATCGAAGATCACAAGCGTGAATGTATCATCTGCGAACGGAAGATCCGTGAAGTCACATTGTATATCAGGGGCTATCACACATTTCCGTTCAGAATCATTCTTCGTGCTTTTCCAGATTCCAGTGTATGATTCGCGCCTGCTATCGCAATACACTGCGGCCGGATGCGCCTTGTCGAACCAGATCGTGCGGGAACCGCACGTAACATCAAGAATTTTCTTTTCCATTGTGTGCCTCCTGCGCTTCCGGCAGCGGCATCCAGTGGGTGACTATACTGCCAAGGCAGTCCCGCATAGCTATTCCGTCATATCTTCTCCATGTATCCGCGCTTGTGCGGTACGCCTCGCCGACAAATACGCCGTCCGTAGCAAGGACGCGTTTTCCCGGTTCCGGACTCCGTTCCTCCACGCTGATCCACTGCGGCACCTTCTCCCGCAGCGCCGTGTTCTCGGCAGTCAGGCGCTCGATCAGACTGGCGGCCGCGACGGCTAAATGCTCGACGCACTCCCTATTTGGGAAAATCGGGCACATCTCACAACTTGAGCAGTCACTTTGGGCGCATTGCCGCAGCGCCTGCACGATTTCCTTTTCTTTCATGGCGTTCCCTCCATCGCCTTCTCCCACACGGCCAGCTGCGCTTTGATTGCCGCGCAGAGCTCTCCGACCTTGTCCTCGTCCTCGATGCGGCTGACAGTCTGCGTCAGCTGGATGAATGCCGCCTGCCACTGGCTGAAATGCAGGTGCGCGGCCGTCACGTCCTTGTCGGACATGGCAAGCTTTTTCCGCAGCGCCGCGTTCTCGGCGGTCAGGCGCTCGATCATGTTAGCAGCCGCAAACTCGATGTATTCCCGCCGATCTTGGATTTCTCCTACATTGCAGTTTTCGCACGCGTCGTCGTGTCCAAGCCCCTTCGCGCAGCACCGCAGCGCCTTCACGATTTCTTCATTCGTCACGTTTTTCCCTCCAATATTCGTTGAACTTTTTCCCCGTAATGATCGGCCTGCACCACTCGCGCTGGAAGCGCCGCCAATCCGGATCATATTTTCCATCTTCTCCGCGAAACAGCATCGCATACGGGACAAATCCTGCCTGCATTGTCTGGATCAGGCGTAATTCTGCCGCATCAAAAGAATCTCCGTCGTATCCACACAGAACATAGCAGCACATTGTGTGGCTCGACGGCCTGAATCCTGCCGCACGGAATTTTCGCCCCATTTCGATCAGCGGTTCCAGATCGTCTTTCGTATCGTAGGCCGTGTAAATGCGGGCCGGTTTCACTTCGCGCAGCAAATCCGCCTGCCACTGCTGCAAAAGTGCTGGCTCCAAGCCTCCCGTAAATATCGCCGGATGTGCTTGCCGCTTAAGCATCTCGCAAACTGCCAGGAAGTGCCGTTCGGACGTGCCTAAAATGTTATCATCGAGGATGTTCCAACCATCCACGATTGGAAGTTCCTTGATTTTCCCATGCGCGCAGCGTGGTACAGAGCAAAACCAGCATTCTTTCGTGCAACCGCGAGACGTGAATATGTATCCGTCGCGCAGATACATACCCGGTGTAAAATCGCCCATGCGATCATCAAACGCAGGACCGCCCACCTCGACCGGCACGCCCAATACCTGCCACGCATAGTACAGTTCCTCCGCCGTCTCTATATCCCAAGTGAATGTCACGGATATGTGGACCTGTGTCACATTTGCCTTGATGCAATCTGCGATGTTTTCGATGGTCGGCGCACCGAAAAATGCCAGTGGATCGATGGGCGAAGCTTTTGTCTTGCGTGGAAACACTCTTGCAATCGAATTCATTGCTGTAAGGCTTTTACCCCCTTCCATCAATCGGAACAAGCCACCCGCGGATGCTCTCCGTTGCCTCTTGCAAATATGGATTTTTCATGGTATACTCTCCTTGTACTTAACTTGTCACGGGGAAGTGTAGGCCTCTCCGCCCTCGTCCGGTTGCCGCCGGTCGAGGGCATTTTTTATCCGATCAGGAACTCCGGCTTATAGTGGAGCTTTATCGCCTTGGCGTTCTGGTGGTACTCCGGCGCGCTCCATTTGTAGCCCCAGTATTTGGCCGCCGTAAAGATCGCGGCCAGCTCGTCTCCCGCGCGTACCGTAATGCTCTGATTGCGGTACGCTACGGCGTAATAATTTTTCCCGGTGTACCCGGCCTGCGCGATCACGCACGGCCTGCGCGGTGCCCGCTCTCCCGAGTAATCGGTGCTATTTTGCCGCATACAAATGCCCCTTCCTTACTTTCCTCCCGGCGTGCGCGATCTCCCGCTGCGCCACGAAATTCAGCTCCTGCGCGTGCTTCTCTGCGAGCTGCTTTTGATAGATGTGCTCCCGGATGGACTGATACAGCATCCATGAGCAGCACAACGCACTGCATCCCGGCGCACGTCCCGGGCAGTCCCTCCCGCATGGAGGCGGGATCGGCTTTGTTTTCGGTGCGTACCGCATCATTCGTCCACGGCCTCCTCCCATAAATGCTGCATCCACGCCGCCAGCGTCAGCAGCCGCTTGCGCGTCTCCAGCAGCATCCCGACGGTCTCCCGGTCTATGCGCGGCTGGCTGCTCAGTATCTCCGCGTCCTCCTGATCCTGTTCAGCGGCCCGCGTAGCCGCATCGATCAGGTCCTCCATCTGCTCCGGCGTCAGCTCCACCGGAATTTTCCCGTTACTCGCCATCTTTCTCGCGCTCCGCGATCCGCATTGCCTCGCGTATCACATTCCCGCCATAGGCGCCCTTCGTCAGCTCAAAAAATTCCTCGCGCGTCATATCTGCGCTCAGGTCGATTCCGTGATCCTTCGCAAATGCCTTTCGCCCGGCCTCGCAACTCCCAGTCAGCCGATGATGCCAGTCGTACAGCGTCATCACCGGATACGCTGTATTCGGCTTGATCGCATTCAGAAATGCGGTGATCCGCTTCTCCTGCGGCAGGCCCTCAAACGCCTTATCGCGCGCAGCCTCCACGGCGGCACGGGGCGTTTCCCCATGCGCAAAGAATCCATCTACTTTTGCCATAAAGCACGGCGTTAATGTTAAATCCTTTTGCAGGATGGTGCCCTTCGCAATGTTCCCGTGTACCGCCGTTATGATCGTCTGCACACCATCGATCATATGTACATCTTCGCCGTCGTACTTTTTAATGCCGGAGCCGGAGCCGGAGCCGGAGCCGTCGTCGTAGCCGGAGCCGGAGCCGTAGCCGGAGCCGTAGCCGGTGCCGGAGCCGTAGCCGTCGCCGTCGCCGGAGCCGTCGCCGTCGCCGTAGCCGTCGCCGGAGCCGTAGCCGTCGCCGGAGCCGTAGCCGTAGCCGGAGCCGTAGCCGGATCGCGCGGCCAGAAACTCTTTGATTTTTATCGTTTCCATACTCTTACTCCATTGATGCTCCGCACCGCCTCGTCGGTGCAAGGGATGATCTCAATAATCCCGAGTACCGTCATTGCCGGTACCGTTACCGTAAACTTACAGTTTCCAGGTGCTTTCACTCCCTCCGTTGCGAGCTGGGACAAGCTCGCCGCTCCATCCCAATACCACAGCCTTCGGCAATCAACCAGATCTGCCTCTGCACCTCTGCGCTCCGCGATCTTTGCGAAGAATACGCCCGCCCGATCGCACCGAATGATGTAATACTGTTCCTTCTTGTTTTCCATTATTGTTTCCTCCTTAAATTTTGTTTTCCGGCAGCGTCGCTCGAAGCGCCTTGTTTTCTTCCTCCAGCCGCTCGACCCTGTCGGCTGCGTCCATGCCAATCTTATCTATGTCGCAGCTGCACCATTCGTCCGTCCCGAGCTTTTCCTTGAGTTCTACACTCAAGTGCTCTGCTCGGTAATACAAGCATCCTTTGCAGTCTCCCGTCGGGCCGCCCGGTGCGGATATGCACCGCAGCGCCCTGATAATATCCTCACAGCTCATAAAGCACACTGCCCAATGCAGCGCTGATCGCCGCCGCTCCGCCGAAGGCCAGCGCCGCACCGGCCAGCTCCAAGGCCAGCAGCACCAGCGCCATGCCGGACAAAAACGCCCCTGCCAGCCAGCAGACGGAGAGCGCCGTCCGGCGTACCCGCTCTCTCTTTTCCCGCAGTCCGTCCCTTTCGGCTCTGCGCTTGTTCCATTCGCGTTCCCGCGCTCTCTGGTGATTGGCTCCTGTGATAAACTCCACGTCGCTCATACGCTTTCCTCCTTTTTCTCTTCTGCCTCTTTCCGGTAGCGTTCGGCGGCCCAGCGCGCGAACGCCGCAAGCTTTTCCTCGCCCTCCTCGGGGCGCTTGATCTCAAACGGCGCGGCGGAGATAAAGCCGCCTTCCTCCGTCCGGTAAGCAATTGCCGCCAGCATCGTTACCCCTCCTTTTCCAGCGCCGCCAGTGCCAGCGCTGCGATCAGCAGCGCCACCGGCAAACACACCAGATGCTGCGCCGTCTCCGTCCCTGCTCGAATCTGCTGTACCAACCACGCCACCCCAGCGCACACGCCGCAGCCGAATAGCGCTCCGGCAAGCAGCAGCGCAAGGTTTCGCAGTGCTCTTTTTATGTACCGCATATAATCCCTCCATGAGTTGCATTTACGCAACCACATCTGCAAAAAAAATCTGATCTACTGTATTTGCATCTAAGCCGAGCTCGTCTCTGATCTCTTGGATCTCTTTCCTCGTAAAGTCCGAAATCCCGTTCATTTTCCTGTATAGCGTAGATGCGTTCATTCCTATTTTCTCGCTCAATTCGTAGAGCGTCGAGCCTGCAAGCGCAACTTCCGCCTTGAATCTCTTTTGATCGAACATCTTCATCACCTCCAACCGTTGCGTTTACGCATCTGTATATTATCACGGTGTTGTCTCTTTGTCAATGCGTTTCCGCAATTTATTTTTTTACTCATTGCGTTTTTGCATTCTTTGTGTTATCATTTTCTCGAGGTGATACTATGAAACTTGGTGAATTGCTTGCCGCAAGGCGTGAATATCTCAATCTATCCCAGCAGGAAGTTGCCACTGCTATTGGTACAAATAAGTCCACTATTTCCCGATATGAGACCGGCGACATTAGCAATATGCGGCGCGACAGAATATATAAGCTTGCAAATGTGCTCAATCTGTCAACGAAAGTCATTATGAACTGGCAGGATGATTTTTTTATTGATAATTGGGAGCCAGATATATATGACTTATTCGAGGGTGCCGACATCCCTGGTAAAATCGTTCTGGCAAAAGAACACGGAATAGATTTTTCATTTATAAATGACTTTTTTTCGTGGATATATCCAGACACAGCGCATAAAACTAATGGCACCGTACCATCATACGGTGCCATCAGCAAGACTAAACAGGAAATGATAAACTACATTCTTGATCTCCCGGATGAGGCTGTTGATCGTCTACACAAGATAGCTCTTGCTGCGCTTGAACGATAAACCATTGGAACTGTTCTTCTGTCATTTTCGCAATGAGTTCTATGAGTGCGTTCTTTTTCCCCTTCATGATTTTCCTCCATTCTTTCACAAATTCCGCGTTCATTTTTTGGTAACAATTCGGCCTTGCATCGATTACAGATTGGGCGTAAACTATAAATAACATATTTTTCTATTATCCAGGGGGCTGTATTTTATGGCTAATTCGCCGAACTCTGAAACCCCGTCAGCACCGGAGCCCAAGAAACTCCGCGTCCGCGTTTTGATTGCAGTTTTGATTTTGCTGGTCTGCGTTTCCGGCATAATTTTCCGAGTAATCGATGCGTATTTTTCCGTCATGCCCGGCACTCGCCTTAATATTAATAACTCTGACGGGCAGATTGCTGTTGCTCAAATTACACCTGCGCCAGATCCCGCCCAACAATCAGTCGCTAATCAATCCGCTGCTCAAACCGAGCGTCCAATCCCATACGACATTCCTGCGCCCATTGTCTACACCGGTTTTGGTGATGATGTCTTGTCTATTGACACTCCCGACTATCCCTTCTTTTTTTATATTGATGGCAATAGTGAGGCTCGACATTTTTCTGTTACTACTTATTGTGCTAACGGCGATTATGGTGAATTGCTCGTGAACACTACAGATAAGTATAGTGGTTTTACTATCGACCCAAGCTTTGACGTGTCTACCATCGAGATTTCTGCAACCGGCGGCTGGGAAATACAAATCAGGTCAATCTACGACACGGCCTGTATCGTAAGGGGCACCCGGTTTGCAACATCTGGCGATGCCGTTTTGTTTGTTCGCAGTTATGGCTCTACTGCGTATATCAGCGGCAACGGTGGTTCTAATTATTTCGGTGTCTGGACGTACGGAACGAGCGATGAACTTCTCGTTAACACAACAGATGTTTACAACGGTACAGTCATGATAAAAGGTGACCCGCTCCTTCTTGTCGTCAAGGCAGTTGGCCCGTGGGAGATCACGCTGGAATAGTTGAATTCGCCCGTGCCAGCGTGCCGATGCTGGCACGGGCTTTGGTTTCTGCAAGCGATTGGGAGCCGCCTGTAGCTCAACCATACGCTTTCACCAATGGTTATGTCCAGCCCTTTCCATGGTTTTCTCCGCCCCAATCATGGTTTTTTGGAGTGATTTTCTTGGAAAAAATGTTGTGGCAGCTCTGCCGCGAAGCAAAGGAGGCTTCGCATCTCACAAATCAGGCCATTGCCGACCGCGCCGGCCTCGCCCTGAATACGGTTTCTCAGTACCTGCGCGGCGAATCAAAAAGCGCCTCTGTCTACACCGTCGGCCCGATCTGCTATGCCCTCGGCATCGATTTGAACGCATACTTCGGCATCTCGCCGCCCGCTCCGGAATCCGTTTCCGAGCTGCTTCGGCTGGAAAACAAAAGCCTCCGCATCCAGCGCGAGCATCTGCAGAAATCCCTGCGTATGCACCGGCTTGTGACGCTTATCCTGCTCAGCATCGTCGCACTTTGCGCTTTTGCTCTGGTGGTGGATATCCTGAGCCCCACCCTCGGTTGGTTCCGTGCATAAAAAATAGCCGCCCCGGCGCACTGCCGGAGCGGTATCTTTGGAGGTTTTTATGGATCATGGTCTGAATCTCGCCAACGTTGTGATTTACGCCCGGTATTCATCCGCCGGCCAGAACGATCAATCCATCGACGGCCAGCTTGCCAAATGCCGCGAGTACGCGCAGCAGCGCGGTTTCCGCGTGGTAGGTGAGTATTGCGATCGTGCGCTGTCCGGCCGATATGCCGAAACGCGCCCGGAGTTCCAGCGGCTCGTTTCGGATAGCTCCAAACATGCGTTTGAGTATGTGCTTGTTTGGAAACTTGATCGTTTTTCCCGGGACCGCTACGACAGCGCCATTTACAAAAAGAAGCTCCGCGCGAACGGCGTTCGCGTGCTGTCCGTCACCGAGGGAATTGACGAAAGCAGCGAAAGCGTCCTCCTCGAGGCCATCTTGGAGGCCATGGCGGAGGAATATTCCCGGCAGCTCGCGCAGAATGTCAAGCGCGGGATGCGCCAGAACGCCGAAAAAGCGCTGAGCCTCGGCGGAATGCCCCCGCTCGGATATGATGTTGTATCCAAGCGCTACACGATCAACGAGTCCGAGGCTCAGATCGTGCGCTTTATCCATGAGCGTTACGCCGCCGGGGCCGCGCAGAAGCTCATTGTTGACGAGTGCCGGCAGCGCGGCTATTGCGCCAAGCGTGGGAATGAGCTGACGATTGGAGCCGTCAATCGCATCCTGCGCAATCCCAAGTACGCTGGAACGTATGTTTGTGATGATCTTGTCCTGGATGACGCGATCCCAGCCATTGTCTCCAAGCCGCTCAAGCAGCAGGTGTGCGACCGGCTTGCAGCCAGCGCAAAGTCCCCCGGCCACGCAAAGGCAAAGGTGGAATACCTCCTGCACGGCAAGCTCTTTTGCGGTGAGTGCGGCGCGCCCATGATAGGGGAGTGCGGCCGAGGTAAGAACGGCACCACGCATTACTATTACACCTGCGCAGCCCGTAAAAAATCCCGCTCCTGCAAAAAGCGCAACGAGCGGAAATTTGAACTGGAAAAATATATTGTGGAGTATATCAGTATGTACGTCCTCACGGACGAGTGGATCAACGCCGCCGCCGAGCGTGTTGTTGCCGAATACGCCCGTAGCTATGCCGCCTCCGGCATTAAGCCGTTGGAGCGCCAGATCCGCGAGGCTGACAAGGAGCTGGATGCACTGGTCGACACGCTGATAAAAACGGCCTCTGCTACGGCCATTGCAAAGATCAATGAGCGCATCGAGGCTGCGGAAGCCAAAAAGCGCACGCTGGAGGCCGACCTTGCGACTCTCCGCATCGCCAGCCGCGTAGAAATCCGCAAAGAGGATATCGTCGCATGGCTCGATCAGTTCCGCGCCGGCAGCTCCAGCGACCCGGAATACTGCAAAAAAATCATTGAGCTGTTTGTGAACGCTGTGTACGTCTATGATGATCGCATCAAAATGTTTTTCAACGTCCGCGACTCCGCACAGATCACATACCCAGAAATGCTGGCTTTAGATGGCTTGGAGTGTTCGGATTTTGATTTGCCCGGCGTACCAGAAAAGCAGATGATTTCGGTCATCTGCTTTTCTCTTTATATCTTAACGCGGGCAGGGCCCGCGGGATCGGAGGCGGCATGGAGGTAACCTTTGTGAATCCCGGCGCTGATTATATGATCTGCGGGATACTGGCCTTTCAGGCAGAGGGAGAGGCCGCGTTCTGGTCGGAGCCTCTGTATCATTTTTATCCGCAGCTGGATAGAGGCTATGCGGAAGGACTGCCGTTTGGCGAACGAAAAAGCTACATCGAGCGCACAATGCGCTCCGTTTATGCCGGGCTTGAGGATACAATCGATCAAAAGGCCGCTTTATATGCGCGCCATTGGCAGGTCTGCAAGCCGCAGATCACAGCGGCGCTGTCGGACGCATTCGATGTGGACTGCGCGGGACTGTTCAATGACATACGGTGCAATTTGAGCCTCAACCCCATCGAGCCGCGTTTTCTGAGGGAGCACAGCTATGACACGTTCTATCTGAACAGCGAACGGGGTGCGATCGGCGGCGGGATCCATGAGATCATCCATTTTGTCTGGTTTTATGTCTGGAACAGGGTGTTCGGAGACTGCTGGGAGGAATATGAGCGTCCTTCACTGAAGTG